GAGAAAGAGGATGGATGGGGTCTGCTTGAGTTTAAAGCCTCTGAGACAGGGGTAGTAGATGATGTAGAACTAAAGCAAGCCAAGAATGAGATGGGCGAGGATAAATACCGCCAAGAGTTTGAGTGTAGCTTTGACGCTGCCGTAGAGGGTTCTTACTATGGGCAAATGCTGAACGAGTTAGAAGACAAAAAGCATATGCAGGAAATTCCCAGAGAGGAATTGAGCAGAACTTTTACTGCTTGGGACTTGGGTATGGGTGACTCTACATCTATCTGGGTGGCTCAGTTGGTGGGTACTGAGGTTAGATTACTGGACTACTACGAGAATCATGGAGTAGGACTAGACCACTACGTTAAGTGGATTAAGGATAACGACTACTCAAAAGCAGAGCATATTCTTCCCCATGACGTAAGAGTTAGGGAGTTAGGCACAGGTAAAAGCAGACTAGAGATGCTTGAGGACTCAGGACTAGAAGTCAAAATAGCCCCAAGAATGGGACTAGACGATGGCATCCAAGCTGTCAGAAGGTTGCTCCCAAGGTGCTGGTTTAACGTACCTAAAGTGCAGAATGGCTTGAACTGCCTGAGAAACTACCGCAGAGACTACGATGAGAAGCGTAAGATATTCTATGAAAGACCATTACATGATTGGTCTAGTCATGGCTCTGATTCGTTCCGCTACTTAGCCCTTGGATTGGATGAAGGTCATTCAACATGGTCTAAGCCTATTAACCAAATGCCGAAATGGATTGTCTGATGTATGTACAAATGCAGGGTGTAAATCTAGCACCTAAAGTAAAAGAACTTGAAAAGCGACTCGAAATGTTGGAAAATGTGGTAAAAGCATTACAATTGGATAAACCCCGAATGGGTCGCCCTCCAAAGGACAAAAATGGAAACGAACGACTTGAAGTCGATACTACAAGCTGAGATTGATGACTCTATTGGTTTCATCGAATCAGAAACAGTAGAACAGCGCAAACTAGCCCTAGAAGCGTATCTCCGTCAACCATACGGAAATGAAGTTGAGGGCAAATCTCAAATCGTTACAGGTGAGGTAGCAGAAGCCATTGATGGTGCTTTGCCCTCACTTGTTCGCATTTTCACAGGCTCAGACCAGATAGTAGTATTTGAGCCACAAGGTCCGAGGGATGAAGCCTCCGCTAAACAGGCTACAGATTACTGCAATTGGGTTTTCCACAGGGATAACGAAGGTGTAGCAATCCTGCACGATTGGTTCAAAGATGCCTTGCTTCAAAAGAACGGCATTGTTAAAGCCTATTGGGAAGACAAAGAAAACATAACCAAAGAGCGTTACTTCAACTTGTCTGACGATGAGTTAGCAATGCTTATGTCTGATGACACAATGGAGATTGTTGAGCAGGAGACAGAAGAATTCCCTATCCTAGACCAGATGGGACAACCTGCATTTGACCAGATGGGTCAGCCATTGGTTAACTCTGTTCATAACATTACTGTCCAACAGAAGAAGATGGTGGGTAAGGTTACGATTGAGAACGTACCCCCAGAGGAGTTCTTGATTAGCAAGAAGGCTAGAACGATTGCTGACTCTCCTTTTGTAGCCCACAGGCAGATGTTGACTCGTAGCACTTTGATTGCTATGGGTTTCAACAAGAAGCAGGTAGAGGGCTTGCAGATGGGTGATGCTTTGGCTTATACGCCAGAGCGTGTGGCTCGTTTCTCTGCTGGTGAGCAACCTTACCAAGTCCAGACAGATGACCCCTCAATGCAAGAGATTGAAGTGTTTGAATGTTATGTCAAAACTGATATAGACGGAAAAGGCATTGCTTCATTGGTTCAAGTCTTCTACGCTAGTAACGAGATTCTTGAGAACAAAAAAGGTAAGGAAATGGTTGAGGAAGTTGATTACGTTCCTTTCCACTCAATTTGTCCAATCCCAATCCCGCATAAATTTTTTGGGAACTCGTTAGCTGATAGAACAGTTGATATTCAGTTAATCAAGACCACTATCACTCGTCAGATGTTGGATAACCTTTATCTGACCAATAACGCCAGAGTAGTTGCTGTAGAAGGACAGGCAAATTTAGATGACCTGCTTACATCTACAGCGGGTGGTGTTATTCGTGTTAAGTCTCCTAATGCTGTTCAACAATTAACAGTTCAGAACGTAGCATCTCAGGCTTTCCCAATGCTTCAGTATCTGGACACAGTACAGTCTAAGCGTACTGGTGTTAGTGATGCCTCACAGGGATTAGACCCTGCTATCTTGCAGAACGTAACTGCTGCTGCGGTAGCCTCTATGCAACAAGCTGGCGCAGGTAAGATTGAGTTAATTGCTCGAATTTTTGCTGAGACAGGTGTTAAGTCTTTGTTCAAGGGTATCCTGCATTTGTTATGCAAGTACCAAGACAAAGCACGTTTGGTTCGCATGCGTGGACAGTTTGTAGAGTTTGACCCTAGAACATGGGCTAACCAATACGATGTGTCTATTAACGTGGGCTTGGGTGCTGGTAACCGACAAGAGCAGATGGCTATGTTGTCTATGATTGTTGCTAAACAAGAACAGTTGATTGGTCAGTACGGCCCTGCTAATCCTTATGTTTCACCTGCTCAGTATCGCAACACATTGGGACGCATGGTAGAGACTGCTGGTCTAAAGGACTCTACAGAGTTCTACAAAGCGATTACACCAGAGCAAGACCAAGCATTGAGTAATCCTCCTCCACAGCAACAACCCCAGATGCCTCCAGAGGTACAAGCGTTGATGCAAAGAACACAAGCTGAGATACAGGCTGCTCAACAAAAGGCTCAAGCTGATATGCAATTGCAACAACAGCAACAGCAGATTGATATGCAGATGGCTCAACAAAAGGCTGGTCTTGAGATGCAATTATTGCGTGAGAAAGAATCCGCTAAGTTGCAGTTAGAGCGTGAGAAACAACAGGCTTACTTTGCTCTGAAGCAACAAGAGTTTGAAGCAGAAGCACAATTGAAAGCTATGAAGATTGGTGCTGGCATTACATCTAACGTAGAGATTAGGGGTTAATCATGGCATATTCAAATGCAGAGATTGTAAAGTTTCTGATAGATAACCCTCAGTTAACAGATGCTCAACTTGCAGAAATTATGGAGACTGCTGGTGTTGACGTTTCACAAGTTGCAGAAGCTACTGGCTCGAAGGTAGAGGACATTCAAGGTAGATTTGAAACAAGAGCAGATGAGGTTTATGTTCCTCCAGCAGTGGAGGATGCGCCAGTAACTAGTCTTTTAGATGAGCCTCCTGCTGCTCCTGTTGTTGAAACAGTTGCCGCACCTGTTGCACCTCCTCCTGCTAGAGTTATTCCAACTGCTCGTGGCACTGTCATTGAAGGCGATGACATTGAAGCCCAGATTGCAGGTGTTCCTCAAGTTGTTTATGAAACTAGAGTTGACCCTAACAACAAAGCTAATTGGGAAACATTTAACCCTAAAACTGGCGAAGTAATTAACAAAGGTACTTTTGCTGGTGGGGGTGACCAAGGATTATTGGCTGCTGCAAGACCAGTAGTTGCTTTGGCGGCTGGTGTTCTTGGTGCGCCTTATTTGAGCGAGTTAATTGCAGGCTCTACAGGCTTAACTGGTTCTGCTTTAACTGGTGCTACAGGCGCAACCATTGCAGGAGGCTCTACAGCCGTTACTGGTGGAAGTGCAGAAGATATTGTTAAAGCCGCATTAACAGGTGGTGCAGGTGGCTATATTGGCTCAGAAATTAGCAATTTGTTAGCACCAGCAGGTGACGCTTCTTTATTGACTGATGCTGGTATTACTGAAAGACAATTGGCTATTGCAGACGCAAAACAATTGGCAGACCAAGGGCTAACTGTATCTCAAATTCAAGAAACTTTAACTGCTAATGGCTATAACGATGCTATTGTAGGTAGGGCTATAAATGCCATTACTCCTGCCACTACAGCACCAGTTGCTCCTCCAGTTGCTGCTGACAATGTACTTGTTACTGCGCCTAATGTTCCTCCAGTTGTTTCATCTCCAAGCATTGGCAGTGTAATAAATACACTTGCTGCGCCAGCAATAGATACAGTAACTGTAAAAGCACCAAGAGATGTAGCCCCGCCAGTTGTTACGTCACCAAGCGTGGCTAGTGTAATCAATACAATTGCTCAACCGCCAATTGAAACAGTAAAAGTAACAGACACTAAAGAAAAAGATAAAACAGTAACGCCCACACTTCCAGCAACGCCAATTGATACAGTAACAGTTACTGCACCAAGACCTGTTGTTCCAACAACACCTACTGCTCCAACATTGCCATTGGTGTTACCTCCTGTTGTTACTCCTCCTCCTACTCCTACTCCTCCAAAACCTCCAGAGCCTCCTCCGAAGGATAAAAAGGAAGTAACGATAACTGATGTTATTAAGACAATTGCACCATTGGTCATAGCCCCTGCTGTTGTTAATTCATTAACACCAACTAAACCAAGCTATCCAATTGTTCCAATTCCTCCTGAGTGGAAGCCTCCAACAACTCAGCCGACTGCACCATTTCAACCGCTAACACCTATTGATTTTGGCAATCAAAACTTGTTAAAGGGTACACAATGGGAGAAGTTCCTAGACCCTAACTACGGAAAAGTTCCTGCGCCTACACAATATGCACAGCCATCTAACCTTAGTTATAACGACTTGATGGGTATCTTGGGTAGTAAGCAAGGTATGCCTCCGACAAGTTCTCTATCTATCAATGATGTAATCTCAGGAATTCAGAATCAATATGGACAAGTACCTAGTGGCGCAGTGGGCGCAAAACCTGCTTAATGATGACTTTTTCAAAGAAGTTATAGATAACTTGAAAAATCAGCAGATTAGTGTGATAATTAACACAAGTGCAGAAGAATGTGATAGGCGTGAAGATGCTTATCGGCACATTAAGACTTTAGAACTAATTACAGGACACCTAGAAGGCTTGGCCTCGGAAACTGTGATTAAAGAGAAGAAGTGGAAAATATTATGAAAATTTGCATTTGTTGTAATGTTGAAAAGTCTTATGATTTTTTTTCATTTCATAACAAATTAAAAGACGAAAGACAAGACAAGTGCAAAGAATGTGTAAAAAAGTACATGAAAGATAGATATGCCAAAACAAAGCATATTCAATTAGAAAAGCAAAAAGAATATCATTTAAGAAATAAAGACAAGAGAAATTTAAGTTGCATTGAGTACAAGGAAAAAAATAAAGAAAAATGTAGCGAATTAGTAAAGCAATGGAAACAAAAAAATTCACATAAAGTTACATCACTTAACGCATTTAGACGAGCTACAAAAAAACAAGCAACTCCAAAGTGGTTAACTGATATAGATTTATGGATGCTTGACCAAGCATATGAACTTGCAAAGGTAAGAAAAAGTAAAACTAAAGTTGATTGGCATGTTGACCATATAGTTCCTTTAGTGTCTAATATTGTTTGTGGATTACATGTTCCTTGGAACATACAGGTGATTGAAGCAAGACAAAATCTTGTTAAACACAATAAATTCGAGATTCTGTAGCCTAAAAGCTACCCTCCGTCCAGAAGGTTTCTGGCGATTATTGAGATGACAAATGGAAAACACCAACCCAACAGGGAGTGAAAGCCTAGATGTAAACCAAGCCGCTTCAGCGTTTGAGGGCATGATGGGTGATTCTGAGGAAGCTGACAACAGCCAAGCCGAAGGTCAACCAGAAGACCAGCAAGAGACTGATGAAGTTGAGTATGAAGAAGAAGCCAAGCCTAGATATAAAGTCAAGGCATCTGGTGAGGAAGTCGAAGTAGAACTAGACGAACTCATTAAAGGTTATCAACAAGGTACGGATTACACGAAAAAGTCTCAGGCTCTAGCTGAACAACGTAAGGCTTTTGAAGCTGAACGTGGTCATTTAGAGTATGTGAAACAAGAGCGACAGGCATACGCCCAGAAGTTGCAGGCTTTGGATAGCTTCCTAAGTCAGCAGGGTCAGGGTGTGAATTTAGATGTTCTAAGGGAAACAGACCCTATCGGTTATGCGGTAGCGGTAGCAGAACAGAGTCAGCGTGAGAAGCAGATTGCAGTAGTCAGGAATGAACAGCAACGCATTGCCCAACAGCAACAAGCCGAGCATCAAGCCTCTTTGCAAAGTCACTTACGCACAGAATCTGAGAAGCTAGTGAGTCTGATTCCTGAGTTAGCTACGCCACAGGGTGATGCGGTTCGGAAACAAATCCGTGACTATGCGAAGTCTGTTGGGTGGACTGACCAAGAACTCAGTTCCGTGTATGACAGTCGTGCTGTGCAGACCTTGTATAAGGCAATGAAGTATGAGCAACTTCAAAAGAGCAAGCCAGAAGTAAACAAGAAACTTCTAGCTGCTCCTAAGATGATGCGTTCTGGTACTTCTGCGCCTCCTAACAAGTCTGGACAAGACAAACAGGTTATGCAAAGGTTGCGTGAGACAGGAAAAGTCTCAGACGCTGCCAAAGCATTTGAACGATTCTTTTAAATTTTGGAGTATTAAATTATGGCTACCTATCAAACATATACCGCAATCGGTATGAGAGAAGACCTTTCGGATGTTATCTACTCGATTTCACCAACAGATGTCCCATTTATGTCGTCTATCGGCAAGACTAAAGCTACTGCTGTTTTGCATGAGTGGCAAACGGACTCACTTTCCGCTGCGGTTTTAACGAACTACGCTGTTGAAGGCGACACGGCATCTGATGCCACTATGTCTCCAACTACACGAGTTGGTAATCGTTGCCAGATTGCACAGAAGACTGTAAAGATTTCTGGCACTTTGCAAGCTGTCGATAAGGCGGGCCGCAAATCCGAAAAAGCCTATCAACTGGCGAAAGCATCGGCCGAAATTAAGCGGGACATGGAAACTACCTTGTTGAGCAATCAAACTGCTACTAACGGCAATAGTTCTACTGCTCGTAAATTGGGTGGTCTGCAAGCATGGTTGAACTCCAACTATGATGGTGGTACTTCTGGTGTGGCTGGTGACTTGGGCACTACTGCTCGTACTGATGGCACAAACCGCACTTTCACAGAAGACATTTTGAAAGTTGTTATCAAAGAAGTTTACGCTTCTGGTGGTAATCCTAAAGTGTTGATGGTCAACCCTGCACACAAGCAATTGGTATCAGCGTTTGCTGGTATCGCTGCCCAGCGTTTCATGGCCCCATCTAATACCCCTACCACTATCGTTTCGGCGGCCGATGTTTATTTAAGCGACTTCGGGGCAATTTCTATAGTCCCGAATAGATTTATGACTTCTACTAACTCATGTAACGAAACAGCGTTCATCCTTGACCCTGACATGGCTGCTATTGCTTACTTGCGTCCTTTCCAGACCAACGAGTTGGCTGTAACTGGCGACAACGAAAGCACACAGTTGTTGGCTGAGTACACCTTGGAAGTTAAAAACCAAGGCGCACATGGCATCGTTGCCGACATTACACCTTAATCTGGTGTAACCCAAAAGATGCCTCAGACTAACCCTCTGGGGCATTTTCTTTTCTACTCAAACTGATAGAATTAGGCTATGCAAAATCCTACCAATTTTAGACAAACTGCTGTCCATGCTGATGGTGAGGGCGGTATCGTTATTCAAACTCGTCAGGATGTTACTGACATTGTTGAGCAGAATAAAAAAGAATATAACTCGTATGACGAGAGAGCAAGATGGTCTGACCAACTGTTTGGTAACAAGGTTGCATCTATTCCTATGACAGTCATTGATGACTTGAACAAAGTTGGAATCATGCGTGGCTTTGCTATCTTAGATGAGAAGCGTTTTGCTGCTTGGTTAAATGACCCAATGAATCGTGCATGGCGCACTAGGACAGGAGTTGTATGAGTTTTGCTACCTACTCTGATTTACAGACTTCAATAGCCAATTACTTGGCTAGGTCTGACTTGACAAGCATCATTCCAGACTTCATTACTTTGGCTGAGAATCGTTTGCGTAGAGAGTTGCGTATTCGCCAGATGTTGAAATCCGTAACGACTGCTACAGTAGCAAGTGATGCAACTGTTGAGTTGCCTAGCGACTTTTTAGAGGTGCGTGATTTTGTGGTGCAAACCAATCCACTTACGCCACTTAGTTACTCTAGTCCATCGTCTTTGTCTAATGACCCAAGAGCATCACAAGTTGGTGTTCCAAAAAGTTACACAATTTTAGCTAACGATTTTCTTTTGTCCCCTGTTCCTGATGGTGTTTATACGGCTCGACTACTTTACTACGCTGCGCCAGCCTATTTATCTGGTGCTAACACTTCTAATGTTTTCTTGAATGTTGCCCCTGATGGTTTGCT